CAGTTATCTTATCTGATTGATCCTGTTTCTCGCTTCCCCCTTTCCATTCTATTGCCGCCCAAACCTCTCTAAATAAACCATATGACCTTGTAAGCTCACCATAATTATTAGCGGATGTCGTAATAGTGTAAATACTCACTCTTCTATCTAATTCTCCAATTGTCATCCTACAATTAAAATTTTATATGTATCTAATAACCATTTTGTAGATTGAGGAAGTTCAGTTGCTATCCTACCAATAACAACACTATTTCTATTTTGATAAAAATTTCCAATTGTTAATAAAATAGCTTGTTTTATAATCTCTGGCACATCACTTGCAGCTGATCCATAACCGACTGTGTATTTTGCAACAACAGCATCATTTCTTTTAGTAAAAGACGGGAAACTTTGATTGTCAGCTAATTGAATTTGTGATGGTTCATATTGTAACTGTGTATTATAAATTGTTGCACTTAATGTTTGTAATGAGTTATTAGAGTCATAATATTTAACATGAGTAATAGCACTTACTTTGCTTTTAAATAAAGTTTCAAGCTGTGCAAAATCACTACAAGTTTGTTCTATTACAGTATCAATAAAAAATCTATTTGTGTACTCTTCACTTAATTGAGTTGCAGCTTTTATAATAGATGTAATATAAGTGTCATCTGCACTTGTATCAACTTTTAAATGAGATTTTGCTTCAGTTAAAGATACTGGATAAGTAGATGCTGGAGTAATTACTTGATAAGTTTTCATATTGTTTAGTTATAAAAAAAGGGTGATGGTTTTTCCACCACCCTTTATTTTGAATTAATTATCAACTACTATTCTTCAATTAGATTTACAAAAGCACTTCCATTTTGAACAGCAGCTCCATCACATAAAGAAGTAACAACCATTCTTGGTAAACCAGTCGTTGCATTTGTATATGGATCAAAAAGTATGTCTAATCCACCAAATTGCGCGATATGTACTTTAGAAAAATCTCCCATTAGAACTTGAGCTTTAGTTGCAGTAGCAGAAGCAGCAACATTTCCAGAAACAAAACCATAATAACCATTAACTCTACGATCAGAATTGTCCCATAAAGCAGATACAGCAGTAACTTGAACAGCTGTTTTAGCTTGACCATAAGCACTTGGATTTAATAAATAAGCCATTCTAGCACCATTTCTTTGAACACCAGCAGTTATTAATGTTTGTTCCATTGAAACAGCAGCAGCAGCATTAAATGCAGTTACTGGTCCAGCAGCAGCACCAGCAAAAATAGATGTTGGAGCATTAGTAACATTACCATCATCAAGTAAAGCATATTCTAATGAAGCAGCAATTTCTGTTGCCATGTTTCTTGTTAAAGCAGCTTCAAGACCAGCGTTTTGAACGAAAGATTCTTGAGTCATATTAACAACAGATATTAATTTCTTTGGAGTTAATGTAACATTAGAAGTTGCTCCAGTTACAGCAGCAGCACCAGAAGATCCATCCTCAGAAACCCATGTTGATCCAATACTTGAAAATACTGGGAACTTCATGTTGTTTATTCCAAAATAAGTATTTGCTCCAGCTTCAGCTAAAACTAAATTTTTCTCTAATTCATCTGTAAAACTCATTGTTTGAACAGAATTTACATCAGCAGTTGCCCATGCTCTTGTTAAAACAGATGCTGGTATACCAATTCCTTTATATTCCTGTCCAGTATAACGAGATTCTCTTCTTGCTTCTTGATCCATTTCCTTGATTATTCCTGAAACATCTCCAGAATAAGCAGCTCTCATTGCTCCTTGATAAGTGAATTTTTCTAAATCCTTATCAGATTTTGGAGTTGATGTTGTTCCTGAAATTACAGCTGTATTTCTTTTTATTGTTTCCATTTTTTCAGCTCTTTCTATTTTTGTATCAAGATCATCAACTCCAGTTAATAATCCATCTACTTCATTGTTTTCTTCAGAAGTTAGATCTCTTTCCTCAGTTGTAGCAACATCTTTAATGTTTTCCAACTGAGAAATAATATCAGATCTATCCTCTTTTAATACGATTGATGTTTTCATTTTATAATTTTTTTTATTAATTTCTCTTTTTTAATTCAATTTTTAATGAGGTAAGAGATCCCCTCACTAAATTGTCTTTTAGGTTTTCTTTAGTTTCTTCAGTTTCTTCAACTAAACTTTCTTTATATTCTTTTAATCCTCTTTGTGCAATTGTTAAATCATTTGCATCTGTATAAGCGGGGTAAGTAACGGGAGAAACATCATATAATCTTTTTATCTTTTTTATAGTTCTTAAATCATTGCCATTTTCATCAGTACTCCAATCATCTTCTTCAACTGTAAATGCAAAGGAACTTTGAGATATATCACCCCTTTTTAAAGAAACAGATAAATCTTTTCCATAAGATGTTTCTGGCATTTCAAATTCATACCTTAATCCCTGAGCATCAGCATTTAATTTTAATGTTCCAGATGTATTTCTTGCAAGAATAAGATTTTGGTCATGATTAATTAAAGCACGAACATCAGAATTTTTAATTAAGTCGTCAGTGAAAGCTCCCTCTTCTATGGTTTCATAGAATCCCATGAACTCACTTCTTGTATTATACATACTAGCATGACCAACTACAATTTCTTTCCCATCCTCAGTAGAGTCAATTCTTGTTTCTATATCATATATTCTTTTTTCCATTGTTTGTTTTTTTATGATGCAGTATTTTCATCAGCATCTGTTCCTATTTTTTCTATGGTAGTCATATTCATTTGCATAAAATGTTTATCACCCCCCTCAATAGAATTTAAGTTTTCTTTTCTTCTAACTTCATTGATTGACATGTATCCATTTGTTATTGCCGTTTTATATGCTTCATTTCTTGTTTTAGCATCACCCCTTAAAAGTCCATTTACATTAAATTCAACATAAGTATTGCCAAGCTCATTTGTTCTAAATAGTTTTAAATTCATCTGAGTCTCGATTCTATTTATATAAGGCATTAATGTGTACGTTAAAAATTCCTGTGATTGCATTTCAATATTATTAAAACTTGATTTTGTAAGATCCATAAGAAGGTGCGGCTGGACTCTGAAAATTCTGCTCACCTCTGCAATAGAAAACTCTCTGGAAGCCAAAAATTGAGCCTGGTCTGGGGAAAGTGAGATTGGTTTAAATGTTAGTCCCTCCTCTAAAATAATAGTTGAATTACTGTTTTTTAAATGAGAATAATTGTTGTTGAAACTAGTTTTCAATCTTTGTAATGCAGAATCAGACAATGCTTTCTCAGTTTGTAATATTGAACTGGGCTTAGCACCATTAGAAAAAAATGTGTTAGCAAAGTCCTCTAAATGCTCTGACCATTTTAGAGATTTTGCACATTGTTGCACAGGAGAGATTCCCGTTATTCCATCATCAGTAAGAGTTTTAATATGAAGTACATCAGAAGAATCTAAAACACTACCACTATCAACTTGATAGAATAATTCATTATTATTTGTCACAACAGTTACTTCAGTAGGATTGATTGGTAATAACTGTATTGGTGTGCCGCTATTGTTTCTAACAATTTGAACATATGAATTACCATCTGTTAAAATTGATAGCATTACATATTCTAAAAAAGACACCTTATCTTGGTAAAAATTAGGTTTAAATTTTAACAACTTGTAAATTGGTGAATTAGTGTCTTCTAATTTGTCTCCATTTGATTCCCTAGTATAAACAGATATTGGTAAAGTTGAAACGCTTTCTGATAATAATCTTATTGCTGACCATACAGCTGTTAGAGTTAATGCCTTAGCATTTGTTATTGTATTAATCGATGGGAATGAAGAATTAAAATTTAAATTTCTATTTTCTGTTTTAACAGGTTTTGGAACAAAAACATTTTTGATTCTGTCTATTAAGTTCAAAGTAAAATTTTTATTTTTACAAAAATACAATTATAAATTTTTATAAAAAAATATTTACTAGTGTATTTATTAACATTATTAAATTGTTAATACACCTCTTGTATCATAAACACTATCTCCTGATTCTGTTGTTAAGTGACAACCCAAAGCCATGACTAAAGAAACAATTGGATCAACCTTTTCTTTTGATTTATTCTTTGCCACTTTAATATTTCCAGCTGGATCTTCTTGCAACGCAACATTTGACATACACCAATTCATACAGGGATTATTATTATGAATAATATTTTTTGCTAATATTTCTGCTTCTAAAGTTTTAGTAGGCATACTTAAAGAAATAAATCCTTGCCCAAATGGATCGAGAGATGCTCCGTCATTTTGTAAATCAATTACTAATTGAGACGCGTTCCATCTATCATAACAGATTGACTGAATGCGATATTTTTTTGATAAATCATTTACTTTATTTCTTATAAAAGAATAATCAGTTACATCTCCAGGAGTTGAGAAAATATGTCCATCCCTAATCCAAGAAACATAATCAACACCATCTCTATCGCTTCGTTTCTTAGCGTTTTCCTCTGGAATAAATATATAAGGAATAAAAATAAACTTACCCTCTACATTAAATAATAAAGTAAAGCAAGTTAAATCTCTGGTAGAGGCTAAATCTAAACCGCCCCAGCATTGCATATTGTCTAAAGTTGAGTAATCAAAATCCTGGTGACATGCCTCCCACTCGCCAGATGTTAACCAAGCACTATGTGAATCTGTCCATTGATTAAGCATTAACCTCCTAAATGTGTTTTGATATGATGGAACATCAACAGCTCTTTGGCTTTCCCTTTCCATGTATTCCTTTCTTAAACTAATACCATAATTTGGATTAGCTTTTATCCAAGTAGATTCTAAAGTAATATCATCATCATTTTCTGCTTCATAAATTACAGTATAAAATGAATCATCTTTAATTACAGAATCAGCCACCTTCTTAGCATAAGAATAAATTTCATAACATATAGATTGTTTATCATAACCAGCAGTTGTAATTGCAATAGTCAATGGCTGTCTTCTTGATCCAGTTGATGTTGTTAATGTGTCCCATAAATCTCTATTTGGCTGTGTATGTAATTCATCAAAGATTATACAGTTAGCATTAAAGCCATGCTTAGTTTTTGAATCCGAACTAATGGCTTGATAAAAATTTCCTTTAGATTCATTGACAATTGAGTTTCTAAACACCTTGCCTCTTTCAGATAATTCTGGACTTTGCAAAATCATTCCTTTGGCAATTTCAAAAACTATACCAGCTTGTTGTCTATCACCAGCGGCACTATAAACTTCACTACCTCTTTCTTCATCTGCAAACAACATATATAAACCAACGGCAGCACATAAAGTTGATTTACCATTCTTTCTTGGGACTTCAATAAATACTGTTCTGTATTTTCTAAGATTTGTTTCTTTACTTTTCCATCCAAATATATCGCCAACTATTTTGCTTTGCCACTCTTCTAATTTTAATGGCATACCAGTAAGCTCTCCTTTTGTATGAGTAATAAATTGTTCAATAAAACCAATAGCTTTATTAGCTGCATCTTTATCGAAATAAAATTTAGTCAAAGTAATTATTTATTTGAGTATTATTACTTACTGTTGGAGCTGATATGTTGGCTCTGGAAACTGGGCTTATTCCAAATAATGATGCAATTCTTAATGCATTAGCTAAAGCATCATTTTTCATTTTAACTTGAGGCTTGGCTTGGCTTCTAATTATATCACCATTTGAATTTTTAAATATGTCAACTCTTCCATTTTCTCTAAGATCTGTTTCACATTCAATGTATAAAGCTATCTCATTGCAATAGCTTTCTATTATTCTTAAATCAACAGTATGAAGCATCTTTAAATTAAATAATTGTGATGTGATTTTATACCATTCGGCAATTCCAATAGTTGATAATAATTCTGGTGCTTCTGGTAATTCAGAAACTAAATCAACGATCATTTCATTTTCTAAAACCCTGTCAGCTCTTACTGTTCCTTGCATTTCTTTTAAAACAGTTGGAGTTTTCTTTCTTCCTTTACCCATTATTTCTTTTTAAGTGTTGGTTCGGTTCTAATTAATGTTGGAAAACCCTCAAAATCTTTTTTAACCTCAACGCAATAATTATTACATTTTTCACATTTTGCTTCACGAGTTCTAACTTTTGAATCTACAATTTCTAAAGTTGCTTTTTTTAAAATTTTTTCTTTTTTACAATTTTTACAAATATAAATAAACATTTTTTTTGGTTTTAGTTTGAACTTAAACTGATATTGATACCTAAATATCTAATTATGACAATAACAACGTTATTG